CCCAGCTTGCCACGCAGAAGTACAAATCTTCTGGGGGGGGTTACAAAGGCCCCAAGAAGGCGGATAATTCGCTCTCACAGTGGACGAAAGAGGACTGGGGCACGAAGTCTGGAAAGCCGTCCACACAGGGTTCCCAAGCAACCGGCGAGCGGTATCTGCCCAAAAAGGCACGAGAGAAGTTAACACCTTCTGAATACGCGGCAACAACGCGAGCCAAGAGAGAGGGCATGCGCCAGGGCAAACAATTTGTCCCGCAGCCCGACTCCATCAAGAAGAAGGTGTGGTGATGACCGTAGCCGCAGTCATGACATACGACAGCTTGGTCAACGACATCCAGACGTATCTGGAGCGTACCGACCAAGCCACCCTGGACAAGATTCCCCAGTTCATCATGCTGGCGGAACAGATCATTGCCGCCGATCTGAAATTCCTGGGCAACATCCAAGTGGTAACCAGCCAGATGGTTCAGGGTGCCAACGTGATCGCCAAGCCGGCGCGTTGGCGCAAGACGGTTTCAATGAACGTCACGGTGGCGGGCAAGCGTCAACCGGTGCTGATCCGCAGCTACGAGTACATCCGCGAGTATTGGCCAGATCCGGCGCAGGAGGATGCCCCGAAGTTCTTCTGCGACTACGACTACGAACACTGGCTCGTTGGCCCGACGCCAGACGTCGCGTACAACTACGAGGTGCTGTACTACGAGCGCGTGCAGCCGCTTGACTCAAGCAATCAGTCCAACTGGTTCACGGAGTACGCCCCCCAGGCGCTGCTCTATGGCTCCCTGCTCCAGGCCATGCCGTTCCTCAAGAACGACGAGCGCATGCCAATGTGGCAGGGCAACTACGACCGCATCATCCAAGTCCTGAAGGAAGAAAACATCACCAGGGTGGCTGACCGTCAGGCGATTGTGAGGGATTCATGAGCTTTACCAGCCCTTTCACCGGACAGGTGATCCAGCCGACGGACGTTTCGTTCCGCGCCATCACCCTGAGCGTCACCACGACCCTGTCCTGGCCGATCAACGGCAGCGACACGGACAACGCTGCCGCCAGGATCATGAACGTCACGGCCACGGCGGGCAGCTTGCTGCTAAAGATGCCGCCAGCCAACCAGACCTCTGTCGGTCAAGATGCGCTGATCCGCAACGTCGGAGCGACCACCTTCACGGTGGCTGACTACAACGGCAACACCATCGTCGCCGTGGCCTCCGGCGAGGCCAAGTACATCTACATCACGACCAACGCGACCGAGGCCGGCACCTGGGGCATCATCTCCTTTGGTGTGGGAAGCTCGAGCGCAGACGCTGCGACCCTTGCCGGATATGGCCTGAAGGCCATCTCTACGACCCTCAATCAGTCTCATCCGGTTCAGACGTTCTCAAGCAACTACACCGCCCTGGACACTGACCGGGCCTCCTCCTACGTCTGGACGGGCGGCTCTGGAACTTTGGGCCTGACTGCCGCAACGACCCTGGGCAACGATTGGTTCTTCATGGTGCGCAACGGTGGCACCGGAACCCTGACGGTAACCCCCGCTGGAGGCTTGATCAACGGCGCCGCGAGCATTGCCTTGCAGCCTGCTGATTCTGCCTTTGTGGTGTGTTCTGGGGCTGCCTTCTTCACGGTTGGATTGGGTCGCAGCACGCAGTTCAACTTCACGCAGTTGACCAAGGCGGTTGTTTCGGGTTCGTACACATTGACGGCGTCAGAGGCATCCAACGTGGTGCAAAAGTACACCGGCACTCTGTCCGGCAATGTGACGGTTACGCTGCCCCAAACGGTTCAGGTGTACTACATCACCAATCAGACTGACGGTGGCGGGCCTGGGTATCAGATCACGTTTACCACTGGATCTGGTGGCGCGACGGCAATCGTTCCTGCTGGTCAGCAGGTTATCTTGCTGTGCGACTCTGTCAATTTGCTCAACGCCTCAACGATTGCCGCTGGAGCCGCCAACATATCTTTGGTTGACGGCACTGCTGGGGCGCCTTCTCTCAATTTTGCAAATGAAACGTCAACCGGCATTTATCGTCCAGGGTCTGGCGAGTTTGGGATTGCCGTTTTGGGTGCAAAGTATTTTGGACTGACGACCACGGGCCTGTCTATCACCGGCACTGGCACGTTCAGCAGCGGCGTTCAAGGTGGGGCGTTCTAAATGACGCAGAAGGTTTTCTCGCTTGACACGCAGTCTGGAATCCAGCGCGATGGAACCGTTTACGACAAACTGTTCTACAACGACGGGCAATGGGTTCGATTTCAGCGTGGCCGCCCAAGGAAGATCGGTGGATATCGGGTCATCTCTGACGGTCTGAGCGGACCTTCTCGAGGCATTTGGGTCAATTCTCAGGACGCCTTCAACTCAATCTTCAGCGGCTACGCTGACGGCTTGCAGGTTCTTGTGATTGACGACAACGGAGTTGGTGCCGGCGTCACCAATTTCACGCTGTCCAACTTCACTGCATCTCCTTTGAACCTTTGGCAATTTGATGGCTTTTACGATGTCTCCGGATCTGGATTGCAGACGATTGTTGCTCACCCCGGAAGGAATCTTGCGGCGATTGACAGCACCGCTAACAGTCCTGTCCTGGCCGGCAACATCAACGGATCAACGATGTCCAAGGTCGGCGTTTTCACCGACTCGGCGACGACCGTAAACGGCAACAACATCATCACCCTGGCGGCGGTAAACCCCTTGGTCGGCGCCGGCCAGACGGTGACCGGCGCAGGCATTCCTGCCAACACCACTGTGGTGTCTGTCTCGACGACCAGCGTGACGATCTCCAACAACGCCACGGCCTCGGCCACGGTGACTGTCACGTTCGACAACAACATCTCTGTCTCTGGCGGGGTGGTGTCCCTTCACCCGTACCTGTTCGTGTATGGCAACAACGGCCTGATTCAAAACTGCTCGGCCGGCAACTTGCAAGACTGGGTTTCTGCGGACGCAAATGCGACCAATGTGGCCACCGGAAAGATCGTCCAGGGGTTACCCGTCAGGGGCGGCTCCAACGCGCCTTCTGGGCTGTTTTGGAGCCTTGACAGCCTCATCCGCGTGTCTTTCATCGGCGGCACCGGCACGCCCCCTCAGTTCTGGCGCTACGACATCATCAGCAGTCAGTCCTCAATCCTGTCATCCCAGTCGGCCATTGAGTACGACGGGATCTACTACTGGTGCGGTGTTGACCGTTTTCTCCTTTACAACGGCGTGGTCAAGGAGATTCCGAACAACATGAACCAGAACTACTTCTTCGACAACCTGAACTACTCTCAGCGTCAGAAGGTCTGGGTCACCAAGGTGCCCAGGTACGGCGAGATCTGGTGGTTCTATCCCCGTGGGGATGCGACTGAATGCACCGACGCCATCATCTACAACGTGCGCGAGAACGTCTGGTATGACGCCGGGCAGGCCCTGGGTGCGCGTCGGTCTGCCGGGTACTTCTCCCAGGTTTTTGCCTTTCCGGTCGCGGCCAATTGGGATGCCAGCGAAGCCGAGGCCGTTTTTGTGGCCACATTCAACGCGACCTCTGGCAGCGAGTTCTTGTATCTGGACACCTACAACGTACAGATTTCCCTCAATCAGGTCATATCGGGATCGAATATCCCAACGGGCACGACTGTTGTGGCCATCACCTCAAGCAACATCAAGACCCTGGGGGCGATTACGCCTGGGTCTGGGTATGTGAACGCAACATACACCAATGTCCCCCTAGCGGGAGGCTCTGGATCGAACGCAAAGGCGACGATTTCTGTTGTTGGGGGTCAGATTACGTCAGTGACTGTGACGGACCGTGGAGCCGGATACGAGGTTGGGGACAGCCTGAGCGCCAGCAACACCAATTTGGGCGGGTCTGGATCTGGCTTTGCGATCCCCGTGTCAGCCATTTATGCCCAGGGCGTTGAGATGTCTGACGCGGCCACGGGTAGCGGTGCGGTTTCGTTGACTTTTTCGACACCCGCTGGATTGGTTCGCTTGTACCAGCACGAGATTGGAACTGACGACATTGAAGGTCAAAATGTGTCGGCCATCCGCAGCTACTTTGAAACCAGTGACTTGAGCTTGACCGCTGGAGGTCCCTCTCAGGCCGCTCCTGATGGCTTGAATCGTTGGCTCAGGATCGAGCGGATTGAGCCGGACTTCTTGCAATCTGGCGAGATGTCGGTCATCGTCACCGGGCGGCCTTTCGCGCAGGGGGAGGACAAGGACTCCGACCCGTACATCTTCGGGCCGAACACCGGCAAGATTGACATGCGCGAGCAGCGCCGAGAATTGCGCCTGCGGTTCATCTCTGATGTGGCCGGTGGCGACTATCAACTGGGCAGACTGCTTCTGAACGCCGAGGTGGGCGATGTGAGGCCGTATGGCCCTTAATCCGGCTCAGGTCTATGACCCCAGGTATCACACCTTTGAGTCGTGGGCTTGCCTCATGGTTGAGTTGTATGCGGCGCAGCAGCTTTCGATCCCCGACGCGAGCACCGATTGGAAGAAGTGGGGCAACGGCCTAGGCGCCATCGATGTGTTTACCAACGAGGCCATCCCCATGACGGATGAGTTCGACAACTGGATGGACTGGGCTCAGGCCTTGGTGTCGGCGGTTAATCCTGCGGTTCAAACAACTTGAGACTGACATGGAATATCAAACAGAGGATCAGGAAGTTCAGGAGGCGAACAGAATCGCCCTTGACTATTTCCGCAAGGTTGCCAAGACAGAGCAAGAGGCTCAGGGGATGATGGTCGCACTGGCCCGCGTGCTACAGGACGAGGGTTCAAAAGTCATTCATCTCGGCAATGTCTTGTTCTTGATTTTGGTCAGGAGCAAGGGTGTGGTTGAGGTTCACACGATTGGAGAGGAGAAGAGGCCCAGGGACATGGCCAATAATTTTTTGGAATTGTCCAAGTACCTGAAAAACATCGGCGTGACGACTGCCTACACCTACGCCGAAGACGAGAAGTTCAAGAAGTTGGCCAAGATGGTTGATCTGCCGATCAATCAGTACAAGGCCGACTACGAAGGCAGGAAACTCAACGTGTTTGTGGTGGAGCTATAAATGCCAGCAGCCGTAGTAATGGTCGCACTCGGCGCCTCCGGCGCACTGACCGCTATTGGTGGTTCGATTGCTCTGGGCATCGGCGCGTCGAGCCTTGTGGGCACGGCTGCGGCCACCGCAATCGGGGCAGGGGTTGTCTCCGGTGGCCTTACGGCGATCCAGGGCGGCGATGCCAGCGATGTTTTGAAGTCAGCCGTGCTTGGTGGCGTTACGTCATATGCCGGCGCGTCGATTGCCGGATCTGTTGCCTCATCCGTTTCCGAGTCAATACTGTCTGGCGGCAGCGAAAGCCTTGTGAGCAAGTCTGTAGCGGACGCTATGGGCCGGGTCGCCGGGCAGGCCGTCAGTGGCGGCATCGTGTCCGGCACGGCGGCCGTATTGACCGACAAAGACCCGATTGATGCGCTGATCAAGGGCGGTCTTACCGGCGCCATGACCTCCGGCGTGATGGAGACCATCAACTACGCCGTCAAGGATGTGCCTGGATTTGGTCAGCCGGCCAACGCAATGGAGGCGGCTGCACAGCGAGCGGCCAAGGCCGCTCTGGCAACAACGATCATGTCGGGTGGCGATGTATCGAGCATTGCCCCCGTTGTCTTAAATTCGTTCATGAACTCCGCCGTTCAGGCTGCGGGTTCTGGCATGCGCGACCTTGGCTCGACCGCAAATGCAGCGAACGACGAGTACAAGGCCGCGCAGTCGCAGTTCACGAATATCCTGACTGAGCAGGATAGGCTTGTATCTGATTACAACCAACAAATACAGCCGCTGCAAGACAAGTACGCTCAAATTCAAAATCTGTCGAGTCAGTACGATGACTTAGCAAACAAATATAATAATTATGATTCACATATGACGAGTCAAGGTTATACCTTGATCGGCGGTGGATATTACGAAGATGGAAGTTATGAGGGGGATTTCTACGCAAAACAGGTTTGGGTTCCAGCCAGACAGGCAGGCGGGTATGATGACAATGGACAATACGTTACATGGGAATATCCCGGTGAATATCAGTGGCAGAGAGCTGGCGCCAATACAGCTACCGAAAAACAGTTAATTTATAACCAAGCAATGGCCCTCAACGGTCGGCTTGATAGAGAGGCTGCCGACTATAAAAATCAACATCTGCAATTGTTCGGCGGTGAGGTTACGAAGTACCGCACCGAGACACAATTTCGGACAGAATCTCATTGGGACGCCGGCACGATTACGGTTCCTGTAGAAGTTCAGGTTCCGTACACGGAAACTGTTGTCGGCTCAATTACCCCATTGAAGCAGCAGCTTGATAGCTTGCAGCCCAGCTTAACTGCTGCCCAAACCAATTTTGAAGAGAAGAAGAACAATCTCACGAGGGTGATTCAAGACTTCAATGTTGCAGAGGCCGAAAACGCGGCGATTGCAAAAAACAGGCTTGATGAGATTACGACTGCGAGCAACCGCTACAAGGCGCAGTTCGGAGAAGACCCATCGGCAGATACGCTGAACAAGTACATTTCCAGCGGGAATATATTGTCTGCCGTTGACGCGGACATCGCGGAAAGAGTCAGGATTGCCAGCGCCGCAGATTTTGAAAAAATCATGGGCTCGCCCGGCGTTGATGTGGCCGGTCCCGCTGGATTCTCGTCAAGAATTGTTGAGGCCATGCCTCAGATGCAGCCACGGGCAAATGAAACAGCCGGCCCAGTAGAGGAGTTCAAGTACGACGATGGGACAGTAGGTTATACCCGCACCATCACGCAGAACAGGCCAAACGGGGAGTCCTTTACTTATGAGGTTTTTTATGACCCAGAGCGGAAGGGCTCTAGGCAGACCTACTATCGATGGTCAGAAAAATCGGATGAAGGAAACATAGGAATGAAAATGGTGGAGGGCTGGAGTCCTCCGCCAGAGTTTAAGCTGGAAGAGGAAATCAAGCCATCAACGAGATCGGTTACGAATCAAGACGGAAGTCAACTGATCTACGACGAGAACAACAATCTGGTGGACATTATTCCTTCGCCAGATGATTCAAGTCCCAGCCCTGAGCCTGGGGTATCTTCGCAAGAGGACGCGATACAAGAGTGGCGCACATACCTTGATAGCCTTGGAAGAAAGCCGTCAGATGTTGGCGCCCCCGGATCAGCAACTGATTCAGGGCAGTATTGGGATGACTACAACCAGAACCTCCAGCGGATCATGGATTCTGGCGGGTACACCAGCCAGTGGCAGAGCGCCAATGGTGACCGCGTTTTTGTCAGCGATGATGGCTCGGCCATTGGCATCAACGAAAACGGCAGGACGTATTCCCTGACGGGGTCCGAAGTCGAGAACATGGTCGGCAGCGGCTTGCTGAACACCGCAGAATCTGGCTACGTTGCGGCAACTGGCGGCACGGGTGATACCCCAGGTGGCAGCGCCCCAGGTGGCGATGACCGATGCGGAGAGGGCTTTCACTTTGACGAAGCCCGTCAGATGTGCATTGCGGACACCGACAAGGAGGAAGACGATGAGTGCCCAGAGGGATACGTCCGAAACCTGAACACTGGCGTTTGTGAGCCTGTTTCTTCTTCCGGGGGTAGAGGGGGTGGCGGCGGAGGCGGTGGCGGTGGCGGTGGGCGTGGCGGCACGCCAGACTTTATGAGTCTGCTTTTGGGGTCACAGGCAGACACTATCGCCAGGGCAATTCCAGACGAGCCGATGCGCAAATCTGGGTTGCCGGTGTATGAAAAAATGGATAAATTTGAAGGGCCTTTGGAAGATTTTCTAAAAATGGTTTCGGAGGGATCGTATGTCAACAAACCGGCTCAACAGCCACAGCAGGCAAGCAACATGAACATGCCAAACCAACCAGATCGACTGGATCAGCCGCAGCAGCCTGGGTACTTCAATTACGGGCAAGAGCCCAGCATTGACAGCGCCCTGGCCTCATACGATCAGACCTACAACCCACAGGCGCTTGCCCAGCCCAATTATCTCGGTCAGCAGCCTCAATTCAAGGCCGGTGGTCTTGCGGTGCCGCTGATGGCCGCAGGAGGCACCACGCGATACGGCAGGTATGCTGGTGGCGGCCTGAACGTGGTCGAGCACTCTGGCAAGCACCGACTGGATTTCCGAGAGGGCGCTGCGGTGACCGGCGAGGGTGATGGTCAGTCCGACGACATCCCGGCCATGCTCGCGGATGGCGAATTTGTCTTCCCGGCCGATGTCGTTGCAGCCCTCGGAAACGGCTCAACCAAGGCCGGAAGCGATAAACTCTACGACATGATGCACGCGATCAGGGCGCATCACAGGTCGGCCAAGCCAGAAGACCTCCCGCCACCGGCCAAGAAGTCGCCGCTGGACTATCTCAAGACCCGTAAAGCAAGGGGATAAACATGGCATTCTTCCAAGGCTCTCCACTGCCGAACGTCACGGAAACGACGACCGACAAACAGGTCGCGCCGGATTACTACACCTCGCAGTTAGAAAATCTACAGCAGGCCGGTCAAACGGCAATGAGTCGTACTGGGGCCGAAAGCGTTGCGGGCTACGATCCGTTGCAAGATCAAGGTTATGCCGCCCTTCCTGCTGCGGCCACCTCTTACCGGCCCGGCTTGAGTGCTGCGCAGCAGACCGCTGCCACGGCGGCCAGGGGCATTACCCCGGAGCGGATTCAGGCGCTCATGAACCCATACACGACCAACGTGGTCGATGAGATGGCGCGACTGTCTCAGCAGAACGTCCAGAGGAATCTGCTGCCCACCATGAAGGCCGGTTTCGTCGGCACTGGTGGTCTGGGCAGCCAACGCTATGCCAACGCCCTTGGGCAGTCTATGGCGGACATCCAGGCCGGTTTGACGGGTCAGCAGTACGGTGCGCTGTCGAAGGGCTACAGCGAGGCTTTGAAGGGCGCTTTGGATGAAGCGCAGCTTCAAAATCTGACT